AATGAGTTCCCGATTCCTGAGCACTGGAAACGCTGCTTTGGCATGGACGTTGGCTGGAATCGCACTGCAGTCGTCTGGGGCGCCACCAACCCAGACAGTGGAGTCACCTTTCTTTACAACGAGTACTATCGTGGACAGGCTGAACCGATTTTACACGCTGAAGCGATCAAGTCTCGGGGAGAGATCCCAGGTGTGATCGACCCAGCTTCCCGGGGGCGTGCTCAGACTGACGGGCAACAGCTTCTAGGCATGTACCGCAAGCACGGGCTCGACATCACGTTAGCCAATAACGCTGTAGAAAGTGGCCTGTACACTGTGTGGCAACTGATGTCTGAGAGTCGCATTAAAGTGTTTGCAAGCCTCAGGAACTGGCTTAATGAGTTTAGGCTTTATCGCAGAGACGAAAAGGGCAGAGTAGTCAAGGATAATGACCATTTGATGGACGCGACTCGCTATTTGGTGGTAAGTGGTTTAAGTAGAGCCGCAATTGCTGGTAAGGCTTCCCACAAAAAGGGCGGCATGTTTGCAATGCCTGTAGTTAACTTTTTCAAACGATGAACGAAGACAAATTAGCTGAAATCCACCAAGCTGCTCGTGCAGAGTTCGATCAGATTCAAGGTGCCATGTATCAGGAGCGCATGAACTGCCTTGGAGACCGGCGGTTTTGCTCACTAGCCGGCGCCCAATGGGAAGGACCACTTGGTGACCAGTTCGAAAACAAGCCCAGGTTCGAGGTTAACAAGATCCACATGGCGGTGCTTCGTATCATTAACGAGTATCGTAACAACAGGATCACTGTAAACTTCGCGTCCAAAGAGGGAGAAGAGTACGACAAGCTCGCTGACACCTGTGCCGGCCTGTATCGCGCTGACGAACAGGACTCAGGGGCTGAAGAAGCGTATGATAACGCCTTTGAAGAGGCTGTTATGGGTGGATTTGGTGCTTGGAGACTCAGAACTGAGTACCAAAATGACGAAGATCCAGAGGACGACAAGCAGCGGATCTGTATCGAGCCAATTTTTGACGCTGACACCAGCGTTTACTTCGACCTAGGCGCCAAAAGGCAGGATAAGGCTGATGCCAAGCGGTGTTTTGTGCTCACCAGCATGACTCGTGAGGCTTACAAAGCCGAATACAATGACGATCCTTCCACTTGGCCCAAGACGATCACTCGTTCCCAGTTTGACTGGTACACCCCTTCTGTAGTTTACGTCGCTGAGTACTACAAAGTTGAAGAAGTCTCTGAGCAGATTCGGATTTACAAGGATTTCAACGGAGAAGAAGAGTCGCTCCGGCCTGAAGAACTCGACAAAGAAGAGGAGATGCTTGCCACTGGCTGGAAAGAAGTCCGGCGCAAGAAGGTCAAGACTCGCAAGGTACGCAAGTACATCATGTCAGGGGCGAAAATCCTTGAAGACTGTGGTTACATTGCAGGGAAGTACATCCCGATCATCCCGGTGTACGGGAAGCGTTGGTTTGTGGACAACGTAGAGCGTTGCATGGGCCATGTGCGGCTTGCCAAGGACGCTCAACGCCTCAAGAACATGCAGCTTTCCAAACTGGGCGAGATCAGTGCGCTCTCAGCCATGGAGAAGCCGATTCTGGTCCCTGAACAGGTTGCCGGGCATCAACTCATGTGGGCAGAGGACAACCTCAAGAACTACCCGTACCTGCTCATTAACGCGCTTACGGATGCCAACGGGAATCCCATGGTTGCCGGCCCTGTGGCCTACACCAAGCCCCCCGCTCTACCTCCTTCGATGGCTGCCCTGCTTCAGTTGACTGAAGTGGACATGCAAGAGATCCTCGGCTCCCCTGGGCAGGGAGACAAGATGGTGAGTCATCTCTCTGGCAAGACAGTGGAACTGGTCCAGCAGCGCCTCGACATGCAGACCTTCATCTACATGTCCAACATGGCCAAAGCCGTGAAGCGTTGTGGCGAAATCTGGCTGTCTATCGCTAGGGACATCTTCGTTGAAGAAGGCCGGAAGATGAAGACAGTCCACGAGTCTGGCAAGATGGAGCCCATCGAGCTACTCAAGCCTGTCGTTAACGAAGAAGGTGAGATCGAGTACGAAAACGATCTTTCTGACGCTGAGTACGACGTTGTCGTGACCGTTGGCCCAGCCAGTGCCACCAAACGGCTCGCTACTGTCCGGGCGCTGACTGACATGATGACGATGACTCAGGATCCTGAGATGACTCAGGTGCTCTCTGCCATGGCCATGCTTAACATGGAAGGCGAAGGGATCAGTGACGTTCGCGACTACTTCCGCAAGAAGCTCCTAATGATGGGAGTTCTCAAGCCTACGGAAGCAGAGGCTGAAGAAATGGCTGTAGCGGCTCAGAATGCCCAGCCAGACCCGCAGGCGCAGTACTTGCAGGCTGCGAGCGAAGAGGCCATTGCACGGGCTTCTAAAGCGCAGGCAGACAGTATTCTCGCAGTGGCTAAGGCTGAAGAAGCCCGCGCCAAGACGACTGAGACGCTTTCCAAGGTCAGCACAACTGACCAAGATCGAATCTTTGCACTTGCAGACCGGCTAACCCAGCCGGCACCTCAGATGCAATAATTTCTATTGCGTCAGAGCGGTTTTAGTTTTATGAATAGCACCACACCGGCAGAAGATAATACAACAGAAGAAGTATCCGATAAAATCGAAGTCGTAACAGAGGCCGTAGAGAATACGGAGCCTGAGAAAACTGAAGATCCCGGAGATGAAACTGTAGTAACTATCGCAGGGGAATCGCCACCCCAGGAAGAGGAAGAGAAGCAGGCACCTGAATGGGTGCGCAACCTGAGAAAGAACTACCGCGAGTTACAGCGTGAAAAACGCGAACTTGAGGAAAGACTCAAATCAGTTTCACCGGCACCAGAGCAATTTCCTGTCACGCCGGGGAAGAAACCGACACTTGAGGACTGCGATTACGATTCAGATAAGTTCGAGAACGAACTTGCTGGCTGGTTTGAACGCAAGCGGCAGTCTGAAGAGGCTGAAGCACAGCAGAGAGCCAAACAGCGGGAAGAACAGGAATCTTGGCAGAAGAAGTTAGAAGGCTATACCCAGTCTAAGACTGGACTAAAAGTATCCGATTTCCAAGACGCTGAAGAAACTGTTCTCGAAACTCTGAATGTAACCCAGCAGGGAATCATTCTTCAGGGTGCTCAGAATCCGGCTGTAGTTGTGTATGCTTTGGGTAAGAATCCAAAGAAAGCAAAAGAACTGGGCGAGATTACTGATCCCGTTAAGTTCGCATTTGCTGTAGCAAAACTAGAAACCCAACTGACTGTGACATCTCGCAAACAAGCTCCTCCTCCTGAAAAAAAGATTAACGGAAACGGTAGTCTTGATTCGTCCAACGCTCAGTTGGAACGGCTGCGTGAAGAAGCGGCACGCACCGGCGACATGACGAAAGTAATCGCTTTCAAACGTCAGTTAAAAAACCAATCCTAGTTTATGGCTAATGCATTCAGCAAAGAAGAAAGGGTAGCGTTCGAAAACCTCCTCGAAGGTTTCCAAGACGCGCTCGTCCTGTCCCGCAACGTCTCGATCTACACGACCGACCAGACGATGATGGAACGCACTAACAACACGATTTGGAGGCCGCAGCCTTATATCAGCCGCTCGTACTCGGGCACTGATATGACCTCGAACTTCTTCGACTACACCCAGCTCTCCGTTCCGGCAACGATCGGGTTCAACCAGTCTGTTCCCTGGATCATGACTGCGACTGAACTGCGTGACGCGCTTCAGGAACAGCGCCTCGGTGATTCGGCCAAGCAGAAGCTCGCGTCCGACATCAACGTCGCCGTGATGAACGTGGCCGCTTCGCAGGGAACGCTCGTTGTGAAGCGTCTCTCCGCTGCCTCCGGGTTTGATGACGTCGCCCAGTGCGAAGCCATCTTCAACGAGCAGGGCGTGAACTTTGATTCGCGTTACTTGGCGCTTTCGACCCGCGACTACAACGGCATGGCGAACAACCTGGCTGGCCGGCAGACGCTTCAGGGCAAGACGTTGACCGCTTATGACCGCGCCTACATCGGTCAGGTTGCGAGCTTTGACACCTTCAAGCTCGACTACGCGAACCGCATCACTGCGGCTGCTGGTGGTGGAAGCATCACGATCAACACGTCGTCCGGTGCGAACGCCTACATCCCCAAGGCAGTGACCTCGTCCCCGACCACCTCTGAGCGTCTCAACGTGGACAACCGCTACCAGACGGTGACCGTGTCGAGCAGCACTAACGTGGCTGTTGGCGACTGCTTCACCATCGCTGGCGTCAATGCCGTGCATCACATCACCAAGCAGGACACTGGCCAGTTGAAGACCTTCCGGGTTATCGGCGTTCCCGGCGGTGGCACCACGCTGATCATCAGCCCTCCCATCATCTCCAACCAGTCTGAGAACGACACGCCCGCAACGGCTGAGTACCAGAACTGTGTGGTGAACGTGAAGGCTTCTAACAGCGCCATCGTGTGGCTCAACACTGCCGCCGCTCCCATCAACTGCTTCTGGCAGAAGGATGCGATCGAAATCCTGCCGGGCCGTTATGCGGTTCCCTCGGATGCCGGCGCTAACGTGATGCGTGCTTCCACTGACCAGGGCATCGAACTGGTTATGCAGAAGCAATACGACATCAACACCATGAAGACTCGTTATCGTTTAGATACGATCTTCGGTGTGGTCAACAAGCAGCCCGAAATGACCGGGATCATCCTGTTTGGCCAGGTGCCCTAAGGCTTAGTCCTTAATCACACAGGGGAGGGTGGTT